TTTGTACCTCATCTTCTAGTAACCATTGTATCACATACAATAAGACTTGTCAAGAACTTTATACGCCAGATGCACTACCTGGTGCTTGTGGGTATACAGGTGCTGCTTCTTGCATGAAATTATCATCCCACTTAAAAGCTTCTTTTACTACATCTTTCGATAAACCTTTATATACTTGATGTAATCTTTTATCTTTTGCAGCACACAATAATTCTGCTTCACTTTCATGAAGACCTTCACACATTTGAATAAACATGTTTTCTTTCTGTGCCTGTGATGTTTCATTGTCTGCACCTTTTACAAAATGCCATAATTTTCTTGCTTCACTTTGAAGAACAGTATGTTCTGTTCCCATAGGAGCATCATTTTTTGTATATGGTACTTCACCTGTTGGTATGACCCATTCAATTTTAGGGTCAAAAGATGCTTTTAACAACATTCTTAATGAACTGTTATCATTAATAACTAGTATTGCTATTTTCTCTGATTTTGTTTTTGCCTTGTGTACTTTATCAAGCACTTCTGAAAACAATAATGTTACGCCGTTTGCCATTTTAAAATTCTCCAATTTGTTCAGTTAGACTTTTCAGTCTTCTATCTATAAAATAATCTAATAGTTTACTTCTGTCGCCACAAGTAGCACTCTTAAAATCATCTAAGATTTCATCCTCTAATTTTTCTGGTATATTATCCAAATTAATTAGTTTGTCATTCCGTTGATAATTTCTTTTCACTTCATCATTTAAATCATCAATGTCTTGAGCCAATATACTTTTCATCTTTTTAGATGTTAAAGGTCTTTGCCTTAAATCATCTGTAAAAGTATGGTCAGGTGATAATACATTTGGAATACCATCTGATTTATCGCCTTTTAGTATATGTTCTTTTATATAGACAACTGCGTCAACACCATTTACATGTTTTTTAGTAATTGGACTGTATTGTCTTACATTCTCATACTTTTGTAATTGTATAAAGTCTTTATCACCTGATACAATCATGATTTTCTCACTTTGATAATGTTTACATAATATTGCAATTACATCATCTGCTTCTGCCCCATAAGTTTCTACAACTTTATAAGGAAGAAATTCTTTTATTTCATCTTTAATCTGATTCAGAACTTCAAAGATACTATTCCAATCTTTGCCGTCTGCCTCTCTACTTTTTCTACGACTATGTTTATATTGTGGAAATACTTCTCTACGCCAATATGCTCTTGAATCGTAAGTAAGAACTATTTCACCATAGTCTTGATTAAACATTGTTCTATACATTCGTACAGAATTTAATATCATATGTCTA